GACCTGTTTCATCGTTCCAGCATCATTAACTACTACACGATCAGCATCAGCTAACGTCACTGACGCAGCGCTGGTATCACCGTCCAGAATGGAAAGCTCTGTTGGCGTTGCAGAAACCTGATCATTGCTTGCTGCAGCTAAAACAGGAATAGTGCCGCTCTGGTTTGGAAGATTGATTGTACGGTCTGCCGTTGGATCGATGATAGTCAGTGTAGTTTCGTGATCATCAGGCGTTGCACCTTCAAATACGACAGCATTCTCAGCATTCATTGTGACAGTATCTACAACTGTCTGAGTGCCGCTTACGGTTAGATTACCAGTGACAGTGAGGTTATCGCCGATTGTAACTTCGGAGGTTGTATGACCGATTGTGACCGCTATTCCAGATGTCTCTGTGGCAACCTTCAGAATACCAGTTTTATTCGCAATAAATGAGTTTGTGCCGTCATGCTTGATCTCTAGATCATCACCAGTTCCGACCTTAATGATGGCATTGTCTGGCATATCGACATGCGTGGCAGGGCTTAAAACGCCAGCTACTGCCAAAGTGCTATCCAGTGTCGCTGCACCAGTTGCGTCCAGAGTTCCTGCCAGATCGATGTTTGCGCCACTAAAAGTGGCAGCTAGTGTTGTACCTGATTTTAGAACCAGATTACCGCCGCTATTGGTTAATGATCCAAACGTAGCGGAGCCGTCCTGAAGGCTGATATCACCGCCATCGGCATTGAGGATGATATCCCCCGCAACATCTAATGTCAGATCACCGCTCGACAGATCGATCTCTGTGCCATCGATGGTGATGTTATCTATAGATATACCACCATCAGCCGTGACTGCTCCAGTGAATGCAGAGGTGCCAGTGACTGCAAGCGTCCCAGCTGTGGCTACGTTCCCAGACGTATCTGCAACGGTAAACTTGTTGGTGTCCATCGTTAGGCCACCGTTTAAAGCGGTGGCTCCAGTGACTGTCATTGTTCCTGCAGTGGCTACGTTTCCGCTAGTATCTGCAACCGTGAATTTGTTGCTGTCCATAGTCAGACCGCCGTTAAGAGCAGTCACGCCTGTTACGGTAAATGTACCAGCAACAGCGGCATTTATATCCACATCAAGCGTATCGATATGGGCTGTACCGTCGATATACAGGTCTTTAAATTCGAGCGTTGATCCGCCAAGGTCGATGTCGCTATCCGTAACAGGGATAATCGCACCGTCCTGAAAGCGAACTTGCTCTACAGTCGATCCAGCACCACTGGCGTCTACAAAAACCCCAACTCTGTTGTTAGTATTATCGACCACAACTTTGTTTAATGGGGTTGCTACACCGGGGTCACCAATCAATCCAATGACCGGGCCTTCAGCGGCCGTCCCATCGTGTTTATGCCCACTGGTATTGTTCAGAGCCGCTAAAACCTGATTAAATTCAGCATTCAGCGGCGGCGCGGTAATATCCGACCCGTTGATAATTGAAGATGCACTTTGCCTTGTATAGCCAGCCATTTCTAACGTCTCCCTCCGAGGCTAAATTCAATAACTAGCCCTTGAATTGTGTGCGGCTCAGTCTGTCCGATTGACACAAACGTAGCCCTAACGGAAAATCCCGATCCTTGAATGTCGCTGGTCATAATAGGCTTAGATGCCCCGCCGTAGAGGATGTTCAATCCGTTATAAGTGCTGTCCCTATCCTTATAAACAGTGGGTCCACCCAGACTTGTAGCGGAATAATTGTTTGGTACAGCAACGTCATAATTGCCCCAGTCGTAGGACAAAGAGACATCCAAGGTCATTGGACCTTCGGAACGAACAAAAGTGTTTAGTTTACGCATTATTTTGCGTTGTTCAGTTTCTCCAAAATCTAAATATGGAGTAGCGTATACTGATACAATGTCGGCACCATTAAAATTAATGCCTTTTTCCTGCTGATAAACAAATCCATCATGGTCACCATGCAAAACAAACTCAGTGGCACCAATGTACTCCGATGTGCAGCATGATGCCCTGATGCCGAGGATCTCAGCAAATTCATACTGCAGATTGCCAGAGTTCTCCGTGAGACCGCCGAGGATGCCAATGCTATCCTTAACGACTGTACTAGCACCACCAATGAAATACCTGACCTGCGACTTAGACCTGATCACCACTCCATTGAGCGTGGACATGTCTTCATTTTCAATAATATCGACTAAAGTGGCCTGTATTTTTTTACTAATGGAGCTGAGTTCAATATCTCCAATGCGAGAAGTCCCAGAAACAGGTCTAAGGCCATCAGGGGCCAAGAACATCAGATCGCCGCCAATCTCCTGCACAGAGTCGGGTGCTACGCAGCCCACATTGGCGGTGACTTGCTCTAGGGCAAAATCACCAGAGGAATTTACCGTTATTTTCTTAATCGCATTTTCGCCAAATACGAACAGATTGTCCCGAAAAGGTTTAATCTGGATAACGTCGAAGCCAGAGGATATCTGCCCTCCACCCGCTGCAGAGGTCCAAGTATAACCGTCTTTTGGGGCAGAATGGGCTATGGTAGGACGATTAGCGGCGTTACCCGATAGGAATACATGATTTTCAAAAACGTCCACTAAAGAAGGCCGATCTAACGCCTGATTGCCCCCAGCGGTATTGTTGCTTGCGTGATAACCGCCAGAGTGGGATGACTTTATCTCTTTCCAATTCGTGCCGTTATAAGCAATCGCTGGGTTCACCCCATCTACAAAGATGATTGTATTGCCGCTGCCAAAATTAAACTGGACGTGTCGAAGCTTATCCACTGTCAGACCACTGGCAGCCATAGGTCTTGTGACTGAGTGGTCGAGCGTAAATTTTCTCCAGCCAATATTGGCGGTATAGTAATAAAATGAATAAGTAGTTGCTCCCGCATCCTGTCGGACGGCTATAATTTGGTTAGCGCCGGTAATATCATTCTTAAAAATAGCAATGCCAAGGACTTTGCCTTGGCCTGTGGTGCTTCCATCTACTGTTACTTCGCCATAATCTGCATCGTATTTCGAGAAACCTTCGATACGACGATAGCCGCCAAATAAACTTGGCTCGTAGTTCACTAATCTAGTAGCCTCGCCGGGAAAATTCTCTGATAAATCCAAGTGATTTTCGTTGGAGTTTAACCCGCCGCTACAAATCAGTTTATATGACTCAATTTGATCGGGCATTAGAATTTAACCCGTGTGTCTCGGACATATCCGTAGTTATTAATATAAAGAGTTGTTAAATCTTTCAGCCCTTTTTCAAACGCAACAAAGGCCGCTTGGGCCATCTCGACATTGTCCTTAAACATGTACAGTTGATAAAGTGCGCCGTCGATTAAAACACTGTCGAAACTGTCTGGTATCCGGGTTTCATCAGTGGCGTTGGTAATTACTGCGTAGTTTAAGTAATAGCGAAATTTAATAATGTAGGCTTTGTTTGGAGATGGGGTGACGCCGTATCCGTTGCCGTGGGAAGGGAAAATATGCGTAGGTACGCCCCTGCCATCACCGCCAGCATTCTGGTCGAGATCACGATGGTTTTTGTAATATTCATCACGGTCCATATATTTTAAGGTTGTAAAATTTACACCTAAACTATCGGACTTTTGGATTTGGAAACTGTTCCAGTCTGTGGACTTATAAGATGTGGGCCAGACGTATTCTTCTACACCAACGCTGAGAGTGTCGGTTTCCTCAGCTGCGTTGAAGGGCCATTCAAATTCTGCTTGGTTTATCTTCGCTTGTGCTGTGATTATAGCATCCTTGACCAAAGCCTGAACGCCACGACACGAACCAAATTCAGCCTCAACGATTTCTACTTCGTTAAGGCGTCTTAAAACCTGATTGCAGAGTGAAATATATGTGCTGGGCATTTGAGACTTCCATAAAGGGTAATGGGGCCAGCTTAATCACTGGCCCCAAAGTTTTTATGCGAGGTAATCACGATCTGCTGTGGCAGCGACCATGTCATGAGCACCCATGTCTGAGACATCCATTAGGATGGCCCAAAAACGGAGCTTGCCGCTGGTGACATCTGTCTCTGTCGCAAATTTAACATCGATAGTGTCGGCTGAAGATATTACCTGCACTTGAGCAGCCTCAGTAGCCGGGGTAGCACCGTAAGCGCCTACGGCACCTCCGACACAATCCAGACCATCAACAAAGACATCGACAGCAGCTGGGGAAGCGCCTGTGAAACCCATGTCTAGTGTACAAGTACCATCAAGCTGCGTAATGATCTCAATACCCGCTGAAAGGATGACTGTTCCTGCTGGAACATTCAGAACTTCCATTGTGTCGTTAGCAGCGAAGTCGCTACCTTTGAGAACAATTGCAGCTGCAATGTCGATAGTGTTCTGCACCATGTACGGGGAACGGCCCCGTGCCGAGTTGCCTTGTGCAGCGTGATCTGCAGTTGCTAAGTTCGCCATTTCAAATCTCCCTTATGCTGCGTTGTATTTGGCGGTTACGATTGCTTCTGGACGAAGAATCTTCCTACCATAGAGGTGGAGGCCCCGAACGAGGTCCGCGAAGGAGTCTGGATCACGGTAAGTTTCCGTTTTGTTGATCTGCTCCGCTGTTGCTACGGCACTATCGTGTCCCGCAACTATAACACCAAAGTTAGTATTCTGGTTGCTATTTCCAGTTGTACCAGAACCAGTGCCTACCGCTGGCAGATTTGATGAGGAATAAACACGGAAACCGTGGAAATTCTTAATCGTCAGACCATTGCGTAGACCGCCGCTCTCACCGAAATCCCCATTCATGAATCGAGAATCTTCATCGGCCATGATTTCTAAAAACACCGGGTCCACAACCAAAAAACGCCCTTGGGTATCGACTTGCTGTTGATCTAGAAGCCGCTTCATGCGAGCGACGATCATCGCTGGTGAAGCTACGGCAGTTGAAAGCGCAGTAGCACCCGGCAAACGTGCTGCGAGAGGGATCGAATGATCGCCAGCGGAGCTTGTTGTGATATTGCCGAAGTCACCTTTTTTCAGCTGCATACTTGCAAGTAGCTCATTCGAGCCAGCTGTTGCGACAGCTTTATCGCCGTTTACTGTGGTGTTTAGAGCACTAGCAGCTTGGTGTGCCGCTGCTTGTTTGTAACCAGATAAATAACCAAGAACTTCTTGGTCGTAATTATCTGCCAAACGATAAGCAGCACGATCTGTCGCAAGTGAAATAAAATTCACGTGTGACATATTTTCTTCTAAATCGTCCATCTTAAAAGCATAGTAGTTTGCTTTGTCGATTACCAAAGAAAAGTCTGTATCATCAAGGTCTTGTGCGTTTACTGTAGTTCCACGCTTATACTCGGAGACCGAAATTTCAGGCTCTTTTATTATGCGAACTGTGTCACCTTGACTATTTATCTCGCCAAAATAATCACTGTTGGTGATGTCACCAACAACGGTACTTTTTCTGAAGGCAGACTGGACTTTTTTCGAGTAGATTACGCTACTGAACGCGCCGTTGGGCAGGTTACCGTGCCCTGTTGCTGAACTAAATGCCATTTGGATTCTCCTTGGAATGGCAGGGCGCTTCGCGCCCAAACAATTTCCGAAGAGGACAATCGAGTGGCAGTACTTACAGCTGGGTTGCGTGAGAACACGGGCCAGAGTTGTACTGGTGGACTTGTGCCGATTTCTTCTGGAAGGGATAAAACTCAGAGGTAGGCTAATAGCGGCTCTAGTTTTATAACTAAGGTAATATAATTACCTCATAAGATAGAATTACTATACCATAAGTTGGTATTAATAGCAATACCTATCGAGCGCCCCCGGACATGTCATAGACAAAATTCCCGGTTTGCATTGCTTTCATGATATCGTCTTCAAATTTGTTAAAGTCTGTAGAAGACATCTTATCGACCTGACTTTCACTCCACTGCGTTTTACCATTGGCGGGAGCTGTATTAACGCTCTTGCCTACGGCCCGAGCTGCAGAGTTACTCGACTTGCGTCTGCCAGTATCAGCCTTGTACAAATCAATCGCTCTGGATGCCGCTCGGGCATCAGTGTTGTTTTTGTAAAGGCTATCAATAATATTCTGAGGCTGCATCGCCACCCAATCATGGAAGGCAGGATCTTGGCGGATCTGAGCAAAGTCTGGGTGATCTTGCATCAATACCTGCTCAGCCTCTTTAACGACGAGTTTGGTCTCTAGTTTACGCAGACCCTCCATGCGTTTAACGCCTTGTTCTAAGGCCTCATTGGCTCTTTTCTGAGCAATCGAGTCCACGATCTTAGCTACATCTGGATATCGTTTAGACCAGTTATCGATCTCTTCATCAGTCTTTGGGAACTTAATCTGTCCCCGGGCTGCTGTCTCGAGCTGCTCTTTCATCTGAGCTAGTTGTTGGTCTTTTTGTTGCATAAGCT